ACATATACATTACCATCTGTAAACACACAAGGTTTAACCATGTGCATATAACAGTTATCATTTCTTCGTTCACCCTTAAAGTTAAAGTCTGATAAGAAAGCATACTTCAACTTGCCATTTTTTTCTTCATGTACGGCAATCAACTCACCAATTCTAATGATATCTTTCTGTACTTCTTCAATTGATTTGATTGCATTAAAGGCAATACGACATGGGATTTTCTTTTCTTCAACCCATGCCAACATCTTCATAAAGTTTTCTTCTTTGTATGAGTTAGATGCAAGTTTTTTGGCCTTTGTATCAAACCACTCACCAGTGATATTTGGATTAGTAGAAGTTTCTGTTGCACCATCCCAAACATATGCGGCTGAGATTTCAATATCTAAACCTTCAAATACTTCAAGGTGATACTCATATGGTTTCTTTTCATCCCACGAATACATGCCAAGACGAACCCATGACAACATATGCCAGTTCTTAACTTTCTTTAGTCGAGAACCATTCGTACAAATACCAATTTTCAGTCCACGCTTGTATGCATGTTCAATTGCCTTGTCTAACTGTGGATGCAATGTTGGTTCACCACCGCCTGTAAACTCCATACCAAGAGCACCAAGGTCTGCGAATTGGTCAATTGCAGATTTCATTTGGTCTAGTGTTAACATCTCACTCATTGCACGATTGGCAAAACAACAGAATGAACAAGTTAGATTACATGGATTTGCAGGTGACATGTGAAACATCACAGGTTTTGGTCTACCACCATCCTGAATAATTTGTAGTCTGTCCATGTGTTTCAACAACTTAGTTGCGTTGCTGGTGTAACTGCGACCTTGTACCTTGTCTTCAGGAATTGTTTGTTTCTTTTTCAATATCGCACTTGCGTTAATTATTTCCATCATTATACCTTTATTGAGAACTCATAAACTTTTTCGTGGCCTTGAGCACCACTCCAATCAATATTCATATTTGCATACTCACCATACTTATCAGCCATAAATTTAGGAAATGCATCATTCAATATGGTATTCATTTCATTAAACGCAGCCGTTTTATCGTAATTACTTTCTCTGTCTGGATGATACATCGAAACTTCATGTATGACACCAGCCTGTTCTTTTAATATGGTACTGAATATCATATCAAAACCCCAACCACTAAACACATGATGATACTTCCAAAATTCTAATAAAGTTGGAATCATTGATGAATGAAACCAAGGTGCCATACCTTCGATGAAGTTTGTTTTACTCCATGACCATTCTTTATTTTGATGTAGGACTGCATGTGAAGATGCTGAACCCGCAATCGTTGACATTTGAAATAACTTCATATCTTGTTTCTGTGCAATCTCTAATGCACGATTCACACTTTGAATATCTGTTACAAGGTCATCGTCCCAAAAACCAATATAATCATAGTCTTTGTAGTCAAATGTTTCCATAAAATGTTTGGCCAAGTCCCATTTGAAACCTTTGTCACGAACAACCGTATCATACGTTCCGGTTTCAGGCTGAAAGTCATTGTAGTTATAAGCAACAACTTCATAATTACGAGTAGGTTTAGTTAGTCGCCAATGATTGTCTTTATCATAGGCATCATGGTACCCAATAGGAATGCCAACAGGGCAGAAAATCACATTACGCATATTTTTTCTCAATCAATTCTTTCCAACCAGGTACTCTATCATACTGATGCACAATTGCAAAAGGCGTACCATCACTTGTGCATACTGTATTATCTACTAAAATTGGTGATTTGTCAACCAGTTTGTTGCCATATTTACCTGCAATTTGTGGACCAGTTGTACCTAGTTGTGCAGCCCATCCTTCATCTGACATTGTTTTGCGTGAAACATCATGGTATGTTTTCATACCCAATAGAATGTTCCATGCCGCTTGGTCAGGTCCACCACCACCTTCAATATGATGTGAAGTACCTTGACATAACATATAGATGTTTAGAAACACATCAAGCATTGTATCAAATTCACCAGAGATAACACCTGCATTGAAAATTAGATTGTCTTTGTATGCATCATGTATCAATGGACCAAAAGACTTCATCAAATTATGTGTGCCCCAATCTTCATCTTTATAATACATTGACTCACAAGAAGCATTAATCTTCTTGTCACCAAGATTAGATTCTAACCAAGTAATTGGGTTTGATTGAAAGACAACATCCTTTACATCTGTGGTAATGATGTAACGATATTGACCTTTGAAATTTTTGAGTAAGTACCAAAGGTGTAAAAACCTTTCGCACATGATTGAGAAATCTTCCCTGTATTCAAAACGCTTTTCTTTATCGTTCTTCTTAAAGGCAAAGATTGTATAACCTCTTTTAGTCAATTCATCTGCAACATCATAACTGATATTGTAACAAATCATGGCCTTTGTTCCATCAAAGCCCGACCTGTCTAATGAATTAACCCACGGTTCAATTTTATCAAAACTGTAACCTGTAATAAAACCAATCACCATATCTTTCATAACAACTCCAATAATTATTTTTTACTTTTATAATCCTTAAATGATTTCAAACCTTGACCTGGTGTATCATTCTTATAATTATTCACTAACGTATCTGTAGCGTCTTCACCTGCACCTGAAATTGGAAGTATCTCGGATTTAGGAATTTTCTTTTGTTCTGTCACACTCTTATGTAGTTTAGTTCCAGTAACATCTTGCACAACTTTCCATGCATCTTTATGTTTATTGTTCTTAACATGGTCATCAAACTTTTTCTTTTGTTCAGGTGTTGCTTTACTTTTGAACTTAATCAATTCCATGATACCAATGTTGCCTGCATATGCGGCTTCTTTTAGAATCTTTCGGTTTGACACCACCCTAATTACTGCGTTTGACATTTTATCCTCTGGTCAAGGTAAGAATCTTTTGAATCTGTGCTTCAAGAATTGGTTTACGATTAGGCCAATTGATGTATGGTTTATCAGCAGTCTTTAACAGATTAGTTAAGAAAGGCATAATAATCTTTTCTACTTGTGCCAGTCTTACTTTGTATTCTTCTACTGTCTCATCTTTCTCAGCAATGACCGCATTGTATTCTTCTTCAGATACCGCAGAGAAACCAAAATCGTTATCACCATACTCTGCTAGAATTTTATTTATATCATATGCGGCCATCATTTACTCCAGTTTTTCTGTGCGGTGAAATTCAAATGACTGAATTCTAATCTATCAACCAATTTAACTGCATTACCTGATAGTTTATCAACTGCAACAAAACCTTCAGGATTTGTCACTTTGAAACCGTCTTCTGTTTGTACGAATGTACTTGTAACTTGTTTCATCTGTTGCAGCTTTTTGATGACCATATTCTTGGCATCTACCATGCCGTTTTGCATATCAAATATGTTTTTCAAATCGTTTGCAGCTCCACGGAGAGTACGCATGACTTCATTCTTAATCATTGTCTTTTCTCTTTTTGTCTTCTCCATCTTTGCATCAATAATTTTATCATTCAATTTAGTTTCAACCCACTTCAATAATTCTCTTGTGTGTGCGGCAGTATTTGTAATCTTTTGGCCTTCACGCACTTTGGTGTTATTGAATGTCTTAACGTATTCTCTGATTGTATCGTTACCAGAAATTCTACCAATAGACATGGTATTTGTTTGTTTGAATATTGTACCAATAGTGGATAGAATAGAAGTTATTTGTTTTGTTTCATCTTCTGTGAATGATGCAGTACCAGATGCATCAGTAAAATACGCATCACGAAACCAAACATCTTTAGTTGGTGTCAAATTTTTAATGTCAATATTGAATGATGCCTTCATATCAGCAAATGTTTTGCCTGTATATGAAGTATGAAACACAACACCCATTTGTGCAGCCTGCATTGTCTTTGCAAGTTTAGAATCAGATGGCACAGCATAGATTAATGTGTTTGGTTGAAATGTAATATAACTTTCACCATCAAGTGTTTTCTCTGATAGGTCACCTTTTGCAAACATCATATCACCTTGCAATACACCTTTGATGCCAAGTTTTGGTAGATATCGTAATGCCACTTTAAGTTTTGCATTAAGGCCTTCACCTGGATGGTTCTTATCAATGTCTGCATCGGTGTAATTCAACTTTGCATTTGCATTGAATACACCTTTTGTACCAACAAAAAATTTACCATTGTCTGGATTGATACCACAAAAGATTGCGGGTGAACCATCCCACTTTGTTGTGGTGTTTACTTTTGAAGATGAATGGCCCGCAAGCATATCTCTCAACGATTGTAAGAAATTGATTGCATCACGACCACCTTGCACACCACGATTTAGAATTTCATCTTCAAGGTGTTCTAGGTGAAGGTTAGCACCTTCTTTTTTTGCTTCGGTTAAAAATTGTGTGAATTTCATTTTAATATATCTTTACGAATGGACCGTTTGTATCTCTAAATTCTTTTTTTGCACCATAATACAATGTTTTCAACCAATCTTGCATTAATCCTTTTTTTTCTATAACTGCCCATGCATAAGCCCAACGCATACAAGTTAATTTGGATGAAAGTCTTCCACCAGCATATTTTGAACCTTCTTCTCTAATAGAATAATCCAAAACATCCGCAAATGAACCAGTAGAAACTTGTTTACCTTTATACATAACTTTCAAATCATCAAAATCTATACTCATACCATTAACTTTAAATTTAGATAATTCTTTTTGAAAATCTACCCAATATTTTTTAGTTTCTGGCGTCCATTTACCTACAGGAGGAATATGTGGGTCTTTACCTGCATTTATTGGTCTAATTATTCCTAATTTTGAATAATTTTTACTAAAGAATTCATCAATAGCATCAGCAGAAGCTTTACCAATTTTAGCACCAGCATCTCTACCAGTTGGTGTTAAATCAGTTTGTACACCTCCTCTAGGTGTTGACATATTGAAATTTCTTGTTTGCCAATTCACCAAACTATCTCCAGCTTTGAATTGTCCTGCTATTTCACCATTGTCTATTTCTGTTGGTGTTTTAGTATTAGTGCCAAAATTTGCATAACACTTTAATGGACCAACATTTTGAAAAATTAATTCTTTAGCTTTCCCTTTACCCATATTTGATAATTCTAAGTCGGCATCTTTTTTAGTTTTCGAAATAGCTTTTAATGATACTGGAACTAAATCTTTACTTTGTATTAATTCTCTCATGTATGCATTTAAAGAATAAATGTTCGCCATTTCATCAGGATTTTTAGTAATGGAATCCAATTTTTTTCTTATTGCGTTTTCTTTTGTTTTTCTAACCATGTAAATATCAGCAGGATCCCAATTATCTTTTGTTGAAACACCACACCTTTTTTTAGCAATATCTTCAATGAATGTCATAAAACCATCTTTTTCATCACGGGAATAATCGTATCCCTTATTAGAACCTAAATATTTTTTTAACGCAATAGCCTGTTTCTGAAAAGTACTCATCCACGATTCTCTTAGTGTTGCATTTTTTGCAAGTTCTGGATAAACTTTTACAACAAGGGAAAACAATTCGGATTCAGAAGGAACTTTTGTACTTTCAATATATTTACTGAAGTATACTTTTGAAGCATTTTCCTGTTTTGCTGTTTCTATTGCATTACCTGCCATTTAATACTCCGTTCGTTATTGGAGTATTTATACTATCACGGTTACCGAATTATGTCAAGCACTTTTCCACTAGTCCAAACTTCCTGTTCAGTTCTGATACGGTTTTCTGTTGTTAATGTGTCAAAACGATTCATTGCTTTCTTACGCCACCATTCAATGATATTGGCCAGATGATGTTTCTCATAGTTTTCACCAGGTAATAACTTCTCTGTATCACCATTGACAAACTCTATCATATTCTTAAATCCATAGTCTGAAATGAAGTATCGCTTCTGTTCATTCAAATTCTTTGCGTTCTCAATGGTTGCAGTAAACTTAGCAGCCTCAGGTGTACCTTTCAATGATACCTTGATTAGGTTGACCATTGTATTAGATATCTTTAGTTTGCGACTAGATGCATCAGGTGGTGCCAAATCTTCACCTATGATATCTTCAATGTAATCTTTTAAGTCTGTATAAGTCTTACCATGCAACATAGGTAGAAAATCACTATCAGTCAAACCTTTGAAACGTATCAGAGGTTTCATACCATCATATTGTGATACTGCCTTAGAAGAACCATACAAACTGGTAGTTTCAAATAAACAGGTTGTCATCTTATACTTGTCATCAAGCATCTTACGGACTTCATGTGTAGTACAGATTGCAGCCAATAACTTACCACCAAGATAATTGAAACCAAATGGTTGTGCAGGCACGATAACAAATCCCATCGCAGCACAAGCATTGAATCGTTGAGCACCACCTTCATGTTGTGTGAATACTCGACCTAACATATCATTACGAGGTTTACAATTGATAACAGGAGAACCAAGACGAATGAAACCAACCCACTTGTTTGTTTTCTTTTCAAGTACTGCCAATCGTAAACAACGACCAGGTATACTTGTCATATTTGAATGTGAAGAAATCATATTCAAATATGTGTCCCATCGTTCTTGTGGTAGTTCAATTAATTCAAACTCCATATCCGCAGGTGACATTGTAAAATCAGAGAACAAGTCTTCTTCAGGCCCCATACCAAAGAGTACAGGTGACCTCTCTGCCATAGATGCCACTTTTTGTTCACGCATGTATTCATCAATACGACCAAACTTATCAAAGTAGTCTGAGAATACCTCTGCACACTTTACTGCTTGTTCGTGTGTCAACTTCATACTTTTAAGCCACCAAAGTCTTTTCTTCGTTCTCTGTTACCAAATGTGTTTAATGGTTTATCTGGAATGCCCGCATCAGCAATATCTTGTTGTGCAGATTCTTCAACATCATATAGTCTCATCTTTGCTCTATCAATACCAAGAACGAATCTCTTATACAAGTTAGGGTCACCATAACGATTCTTCAATTGTTTAACAAGAATCTGATTCAAGGCTTCAAGTTCTTCATTACTCACCAACGCAAACATAAAATCAGCAGTAGCAGGTAGGCCAAATGATTCTGAAGTATCTTCAAGACCTGGATCCGAGTTACTGAAACCACTACGAGTTGTTTGTGTTGCAGATACAACTGGTACACTAAACTCAACAGCAAGACCACGGAGTTCTTCTGCAATTGCCTTAATGTATGAGTAACTGTTTACGTTTGCGCCAGGTTTGATTCGTGCTGAACAACAGATGTTTAGATAATCAATAAAGATAATGTCTGGTCTGAAATTCTTCTTCAAAGCCAAATCATTTAACAATGCACGGAAGTGGAGTACACTTGCACCAGCAGTTGGATATTCTTTGATGATTAACTTGCCTTGTGTCTTAGATTTGAGTGCAGAGAATTTTCTTGTGTAATCTTCTTTACTGATTGTTCTCAATTCATCCAAATCAATATTTAACAAGTTAGCATCAATACGTTCTGCAATCTTTTCTTCTGCCATTTCCATTGTGATATAGAGAACATTTTGTCCTTGCGACATATTACCAGCAGCAACGTGACACATAAACAAAGACTTACCAACACCAGTGCCAGCAAGTGCAATGTTCAATGTCTTAATTGGAAGACCGCCTTTTGTAATCTTGTTAAAGAGGTCAAGGTCAAAACGAATACGAGATTCTACTTTGTGATATGAATCATAACGAGAATCATAGTCTTGTGTGTAATCGTGACCAATATTGTTATCAAATGAAACACCAAGAGCATCACTTAGAAGTTGTGGAATTTCACCCTTAGTTCTTTTCTCACCCTTACTATCCAAAATAGAAACAGATTCCATAATGGCATTATAGATGGCTTTGTCTTGACAAAACTTTTCAGTTTGTTCAATCAACCATTGTGTTTCGGTTGGTTCATCTTTATCTAAATGTACTTTGTTAAGTAATTCAATTGCCTCTTGGACTTGAGGCTCAGTAAGAGTCTTCTTCTCTGTGAAGTTGATTACAAGTGCCTCATGTGTAGGAGGATTCTTGTATTGATTTATGAATTCAAATATCTCTTTGAATACAATCTTTTCTGCATTGTCTGAGAAATAATCTGGTCGAATGAATGGTAATACTTTGCGGACATATTCCTCATTGTATATCAAATTCTTGATTATTGTCTGTTCTAGTCTGTTCATTTGCCTGTGTTTCTAATAGTGTAGTAAGTATATCACCCATGATTGTATGCAAATTATCATCTTTTGTCAAGTCATCAATGTCATGTTCACCAGAATGAACAATCGTATATCCGAATTGCAATCTTGCAAATTCACCTTCTTCAAGTACTCTTGCCTTCTGATAGTGATATATTACTCCTTTATATTCTTTCATCAGGAGTTCTATACCAGTTATATCAGAATCTTTGAAGTCGAAGAAATGATAATCAACGCCTTCTTTAAGCATTTTCTGTTTCTTCCAAAACAGGAGTTTCTCCCATAATGTTTCCATATGCAATCTCATATTTGTGTTTAATGAAGTCTTTGAATTTCGAATCTTTTAGGATTGATTCCATAAACTCAGCGGTTGCAGTATCAGCAATTCGTTTCTTATCACCAATTTCACCTGTCAATTGGTCCACCTTAGAATACCAACCGTTGGTTGGTTTGACCACATGGCCGGATTCAATAGCAAGGTCAAGTAGACCACTATACTTACTAATGCCACCATCAAAAGATACAGAAATAGGTATTTTAGATTTTTCTTTGACATAACGACTTTTCTCTACGTTGATAATAAAGTTGTAACCGACAACTTCAGTTCCATCTTTTTCTTGTTGGCGACCAATAATATAAATGTTGTCAGCAGAATAGTAAGAACCTGTACCACCACCAACAATATCTTTCGGGAACATACCAATCTCTTTGTAGGTGTGATTCACAACTACCATTGAGATATCTTTGATATTCAAATGTGGTGTTACCATACGGAACAAACTCTTAACTTGTTTTGCACGACTCATATCTGCAACAGATTTACCTTCAAGTGCATCTTCAACTTCTTTCTTAGATGCCAAGTTACCAATAGAATCTAGTATGATGATTAGTTTATCACCACGATTCACTTCTTGTAATTGTTGCATAATATCAAACTTCAATTGTTCAATGTC